GGAAGTGGTTAACGGTGTAGCCTTCAGGCACCGAACCGTTGTTCTTGAGGGCGTTAATGTCGTTGTCAGCGGTGCCCACACGGAGTTCCGTCTGGAGCAGGCGAGTAGCAACGAACTGGAGCGCCGGGGGAACAACCAGTTTACGGGGCTTGGCGGCGATCAGCAGACCACGCTCATCGGTCCACGCGGCAATCTGAATTACTGCGTTTTCCAGTGAGGTTTCGTTCAGGTCTACGCCAACGCTGGGGCTGTTGTAGTTAACGCCACCACCAACGAGGGGGTGACCTACGCGAGTACCAACAGAGTTGTTGCCGAACAGCGATACGCCGTCACCACCCAGAGCCGAACCGCTGAATCCTTGGTTAAGGATGTTAGCGGCTTTGACCTGCTTGGTGTAGGACATAGCGCGGGCAAGCGCCTTGGTGTAACGGGCAGACAGCGAATCGTAGAGGTTATCTTCGATTGCTTCTTCCGTGATGGAGAAGCCAAGGGCAATCGTCTCGTGGTTGTAACGAGCGGTGAATGCTTCCTGCGCATTGTCATACGCGATAGCAGAACCTTCGTTCTTAACCGGAGCGGCACCGAAGCCTGCCAGTTTGGTTTCTTCTTCAAAGCTACGCTCTGATTTCTCAGTTTCGTAGAGTTCCTTGTGCTCCTCGCCGTAGCGAGCATATTCAATACCGAACAGCGCGTTCAGGCCGGGGAGGAGTTCTTTGTGTAGCTGGGCGCGTGAAATAGCCATGTTTAATTACTCCTAATCACAGGCCAACGGCGTTGGTATAGCTGTGGTAGCCGGGGTTGATCTTCACCAGAATGTCGGTGTAAGCATCGCCAACCGTGGAGGTCGGAGAGTTTACGAAGCCAACAATACGGAAAGCCGCAGACGTAGTGACGGCAGAAGCACCTGCAACGACCGAAGCGGTCGAGTTGCCAGTGGTCGTGCTACCCGTAGCGACGGCGCTGGTGGAGAAGAACACGTTGGCACCCAGTGCGGCCTGCGTGACGGAGCCAGCAGACTGAACTTGGAACACAGCGTTGGGATCATCAACCACGTAGGCTTGGATCACGCCAGTCACACCCGTGGGGTAGTACTGAGCGTAAATCTGCTGGCCTTGAGCGTTGACGTACGTGCAACCTACGAACACACCTACGATACCGGTGTTAGCGGTGCCAGTAGGGAAGCCGTTGGTCGTAGCGTCTGCGCCAGTAGCGGTAGCTACAGCCAGATAGCCGCTTGCGTTCACATACACGGGCGAACCGTTGTAGATGCTGGACGCAGTACCGGCAGGGTCAATAAGGAACGTACGGGTGCTACCAGCGTAAGGCAGGCCCCCAATCAGGTTTACGGGTTTCAGCCCGTAGGGTGCGGCTACTGATGCCATGATGGACTCCTAAGAAGTTTAAGAACCGTTTCCAAACCCGCCACGACTGCTGGACGACTTGCGGTCGGCAAACAGAGGCATGCGCGGATCATTATTTCTCATGAAGTGATTGTCCACGGATTCCATCTGAGTATTGGCCTGATTGGCGTAGTACTCGTTGCGTGATTCAGCCAACTCTCGCGGCATCTTGCACAGCAACAGTCCACCAATCTCGACGTTCCCTTGCGCGTTAGGCGCAAGTTGCAACTCCGGATGGTCTTCCGCTTTGACCGGTACCCAGCCCTCACGGAGCCTAGTGCTCACGTTCGTAGCCAGAGATTGTCCGAGGACGCTAGTAGCAACCCAACGGTACACGTATCCCGGTGCAGGAACTGGGTCGGGAAGCGCATTCGGTGGCCGGTAGACCGGGCGAGCGGCTTTAGCACGAGTATCCAGTTCACGAGACAAGCGGTTTTGCATTTTTTCCATGATCATTCACTCCGATTCAAAAGGGCAACCTGTTTAGCGTACTGTTCCAAAGGAACCCCAAGTCGGCGCGCAATGGCCACTTCGGACGCCTTCAGCTTAATACGGTTAGGCGGTGTACTACGGGAAGCCGGAGCTACCACCGTAGAGGGTTTGGATGCACGGCGTGGAGTCTCCTCCTGAGCCGGTTCTTCGGTCTGGCTCCCGAAATACTCGGGGAATCGTTTACGCATGGTAGCGTCTACAATCTTGTAGTACTCCTCTGATCCTACGAACTGAGCACCGCGATCAGCTTCGAGTTTGCGGTGTAAACCAAGGGCAGAAGCTGTCATTTCTGGATCAGGGCCGAACCATG